TTTGGCAGTTGATGATTCTCAAGCCTGAATGGTTTGGGAAAGGTTTGTAATTTTGAGCATGGCTACTCTTAGCGGGGGAAAAGGCGATTCGTTACCGCCCTGCCAATGTTCTTTCTAGTAACGGTGACCTACAACGTAAAGGCAAAAAATGCACTACTACAAAAGAAACCTTGGCGACTATGCCAAGAAAGCAGGTCGTTTGACCATGTTGCAGCACGGTGCGTACACGCTTCTAATTGATTCGTGCTACGACCGTGAGATTTTCCCCACGCTAGAACAAGCCCTTGATTGGACATGGGCAGCGACCGAAGCCGAGGTTGAGGCGGTAAAGTTTGTTTTAAGCCGCTTTTTTACATTAGACAAAGATGGCTGCTACGTGCAAGACCGCATCCTTTGCGAGCTGCTTGAGTACCACGCAAAAGCAGATACAAACAAACGAATCGCTATCGAAAGGGAAACGAAGCGTAAAGAGAAAAGCACGAACCGTGTACATGACGTTAACGAACCGCCACCTAACCATAAACCACTAACCATAAACCATAAACCAATAACCAATAAGAATACAGCCACTAACGTGGCAACGCCTGAAGGCGTTTCAGAAACCGTTTGGCAGGAATTTGTTTCACACAGGAAAGCCAAGAAAGCCAAGGTGACGCAGTTGGTCATTGATGGCATTGTCAAAGAAGCTGATAAAGCAGGTTGGACACTTGAGGATGCATTGAAAGAAACCATTGTTCGCAACTGGCAGTCGTTCAAAGCTGATTGGGTTCTTGAAAAACAAACTGCATCGCAGAAAGCCCAAAGCAATATGCACCAGTTGACACGAGGACAAACTGCACCAGTAGCCAAGCCATTTTGGACAAATACAGACATTTTGGAGGTGGAAAATGAACCAAGACTTTTGCGATAAAGATACAGGGTTTGATTACATTTTTACTCGTATGAGTGCAATTTATGGTGCTGGCTTTTCACGGCATTGGGACGGGATTAATGCCAACCATGTCCGTGAGGAATGGAAACGCCAGTTAGGGATTTTCCTAACTTACCGCCCAAGCATGGATTACGCAATTGATTGCCTAAGTGCTGATTACCCACCAAGCGCAATAAAGTTTAGAAACCTTTGCATTGATGGTCCAAGAATACCGAGGGACGATAAACAGATTGTTTACGAACCTAAACCGATAGACCCCGAAATAGTAGCTGATGCAAAACGCAAACTCGCAGAATTTAGAAAACAATGGACAAACTAGCCCAACATTACGCCAAACTTGCCATGAATCAGGGCTGGATAGACCATGTTCGGCACATGGTCAGGGAATACGAGAAAAATCAGTATTGGAAGGGCTTGGGGAAGTGCGTTGCCGAGCAAATCAAATTGTTGAAAAAACAGCAAAGCACTGGGAAATAACATGAGATACGCAGCAAGAATAGATGCTAACCAAACTGAAATCGTGGCGGCGTTACGCAAAGTCGGGGCGTATGTTTGGGTGATTGGCCTACCAGTTGACCTTTTAGTGGGCTACAAAAAACATACATTTCTTGTTGAATGCAAAACCACGTCTAAGAAGCGTTTAACGAGCCTACAGGCAGACTTTTTCAACAATTGGACTGGTAGTACCTTGGCACGGATTGACAGCGTAGAAGCGGCATTAAGAATGATTGGAGTGATAAATGAGCAACCTTGACCGAGCCGTAGACTATTTGCGTGACCATGCAGGGGATTACGCTGTAGCAGAGGCGCAATTGGTTTACATGACGGAACTTAGAAAAACCGTCAAAGCGCAGTTAATGAAAGACTTTGAACTGCATGGCCACAAAACAACAGCCGCCCAAGAGCGTGAAGCCTACGCAGACCCAAAATATACACAGCACCTATTGGCGTTACAGGCTGCGGTAGAGCAAAGAGAACGCACCCGCTGGCTTATGGTGGCAGCACAGGCACGGATTGAAGCCGAAAAAGCCAACATTTACGCTGGCAACCGAACCGATAGGGCGATGCGATGAGTTTTAAAAAATTCGAGTATGTCCGCAGCAAGCAATTGCTTAAAAAAGTGGCAAGTCTTGATTGTCAGCTTTGTGGTTCAGGCAACTTTGTCCAAGCAGCACACTCAAACTGGGTTGACTTGGGCGGCAAAGGCCGCGGCATAAAGGCAAGCGATGAGTACACAGCAGCCCTTTGTATGAGCTGCCATTACGACATAGACCAAGGAAGCAAGTGGTCAAAAGACGAACGAAAACTTGCATGGAAGGTGGCGCACTACAAAACCGTGCAAACTTTGGTTCACAGGGGTGAATGGCCTGTCAACATAAATGTACCAATTGCAGTAGAATGAAGTTGCTGACTACCGCAGTTGCCAGCCTTGGGGCTTCGGCCCCTTTTTTTTGAGGACACCATGCTAAAAATTGTGCAAAAGTCTGTGGATAAGTTGATACCCTACATCAACAACAGCCGCACCCACTCTGATGAGCAAATAGCGCAGATTGCCGCAAGCATTAAGGAGTTCGGCTGGACAAACCCGATACTGGTTGACGGGGCGAACGGCATTATTGCAGGTCATGGGCGGCTGATGGCGGCTCGGAAGCTGGGTTATACCGAAGTTCCGACCATCGAACTAAAAGACCTGACTGAGACCCAGCGCAAGGCATACATCATTGCCGACAATCGCTTGGCACTCAATGCAGGCTGGGATAATGAAATGCTGCGGCTTGAATTGGCTGAAATTGGTGATTTGGGTTTTGATTTGGAATTGACTGGATTTTCTGCGGAAGAAATAACAGAGCTTCAATTCGACGACGATGCAGAAGCCGAAATGCCAGAACTCAAGGACGGCGACAAAGAGCCGTTTCAGCAAAAGACTTTCACGCTGCACGACGAGCAAGCGGAGGTGGTGGACAACGCCATCACGCTGGCACGTACGAACCCACTGGTCGACACTGGCCTGAACGAAAACACCAACGGCAACGCTTTGGCACTTATTTGCCATCAATGGCTAGAGGCACGCAATGGCAAACGCTAAGGACATCATCGTCAAGCCAATCACGGCCCAGGCAGCCAATGCTGTGGTGAAGCGCATCCACTACAGCGGCAAGGTGGTGCCAAACAGCCAGCTGCACTTTGGCGTGTTTTTAGGTGACAAGCTGGAAGGCGCAATGTCTTTCGGCCCAAGCATGGACAAACGTAAAATGCTTGGCCTTGTAAAAAACACAGGATGGAATGGCTTTTTAGAATTGAACCGCATGGCATTCAGCGACTTACTGCCGCGCAACAGCGAAAGCCGCGCAATGGCGGTGGCATTTAAATTGATTCGCAAGCATTACCCGCATATTGAATGGATTGTTTCGTTTAGCGATGGCACGCAATGCGGCGATGGCGCTATTTATAGGGCGGCTGGATTTAGTTTGTGTGGGATCAAGGAAAACAAAACTATTTTGTTAATGCCGAACGGCGAAGTAATTGCCGACAAAACCTTAAACAATTCAAATTACATAAAAAAAGGCGAAAGTGCAGGATATTGGAAAAAGAATGGGGCTAAACCATTAATGGGATTTCAGCTACGCTACATCTATTTTTTGAATCCGGCAGCCCGTGAACGCTTGACTGTTCCTGTGCTACCATTCTCAAAAATCAGCGACATGGGCGCATCCATGTACAAAGGCGAAAAGATTACGCGTGTCAAAAAGCAGGATTCCGAGAACCCCTCGGAACTGGGCGGGGCAGTACCGACCGACACGCTCCATTTTTTGCAGCAAGGGGAAAACCATGCCTAAACTTGAAAAACCCATTCTTAAAAACAAGAAAACAAAAATCGTGCCAGAAAAAGCGCACGACCCAAACTATGGCGGCGCACGGGAAGGTGCAGGTAGACCAGCCTTTGAGCCTACCGATTCAGAGCGCAAACAGGTAGAAGCACTCAGCGGTTATGGATTACCCATTGACCAGATTGGCGCATTGATACGAGATGGAATCAGCGTTGATACCCTACGGGCGCACTTCGCAAGTGAGATGCAATCAGGCAAAGCAAAGGCAAACGCACAGGTAGGGAAAACCCTATTCCAAAAGGTAATGGCAGGTGACACGACCGCGGCTATTTGGTGGAGTAAGACACAGATGCGCTGGGCAGAAACCCAAAAGCATGAGGTGACAGGGGCAGACGGTGCGCCCCTAGAGTTCCGCGAAATAAGGCGAACCATAGTCAAGCATGACTGATGTGCTGGACTTAGCAACCCCAGAATGGGCGCTGCCCTTGCTGGAGCCAGCCCGATATAAAGGCGCATGGGGTGGGCGAGGCTCTGGCAAGTCGCATATGTTTGCCGAAATGATGATTGAAGGCCACATCCTTGACCAGAAACGGCGCAGCGTTTGCGTCCGTGAGATACAGAAAAGCCTGAACCAGTCCGTCAAGCGGCTGCTGGAAACCAAAATTGAGGCCATGAACGCAGGGGCTTACTTTGAAGTCCAAGATGCTGTCATCAAGTCCAAAAAGGGTGATGGGGCGATTATTTTCCAAGGTATGCAGAACCACACCGCCGACAGTATTAAATCGCTGGAAGGATATGACTGCGCTTGGGTGGAGGAAGCCCAGTCATTAAGCCAGACCAGCCTTGACTTATTAAGGCCAACCATCCGCAAGCCCAACAGCGAACTGTGGTTCACATGGAATCCAAGGCAGCAATCCGACCCTGTGGATTTTTTACTGCGTGGGCCAGAGCCGCCAGCAGATGCAACCGTAATTAAAGTTAACTTTGGTGAAAACCCTTGGTTTCCGCAAGTCCTGAAGGACGAAATGGAGTACGACAAGCGGCGCGACCCTGACAAGTATCAGCACGTTTGGATGGGTCAGTACTTGCGAAACAGCAGCAGTAGGGTATTTAGGAACTGGAAAATAGACGAATTTGAAGCTCCACTAGAAGCAATCCACCGACTTGGCGCCGATTGGGGATTCTCAGTTGACCCGACTGTGCTGGTGCGCTGTCACATTATTGGGCGAACCCTGTACATTGACCATGAGGCTTACATGGTGGGGTGCGAGATTGTCAACACACCCGAACTATTCATGCAAGTGCCCGAGGCCGAGAAGTGGCCCATCGTTGCCGACAGCGCCAGGCCGGAGACCATCAGCCACATGAAGCGCAATGGTTTCCCAAAGATCATGACCGCGGTTAAAGGGCCAAAGTCGGTGGAGGAAGGCATCGAGTTTCTCAAGAACTACGACATCGTTGTTCACCCTCGTTGCATCCACACAATTGACGAGTTGAGCCTGTACAGCTATAAATCAGACCCATTGACGGGGCGCATTCTGCCTCATCTTGAGGACAAAAAGAACCATGTAATTGATGCTTTGCGATACGCCTGTGAAGGTATCAGGCGAGCAGCGATTACAAAACCAGCTACATTTACGCCATTGCCTAATGTAAAACGCTGGTAGATAATCGCCCTAAAGGACAAATATGGCACGAATACCCAACGACCAACGCCTTGCTAATCTGCACTCTGAAGCACTGCGGCAGTTTAACGACATTCAAACCGCATTGCGTGATGAGCGTCTGCAATGCTTGCAAGACCGCAGGTTTTACTCGCTATGTGGTGCTCAGTGGGAAGGCCCACTCTACGACCAGTACGAAAACAAACCTCGGTTCGAAGTCAATAAAATCATGCTGGCTGTCATTCGTATCGTTAACGAATACCGAAACAACCGCATCACCGTTGACTATGTAAGCAAGGATGGCACTGAGAACGACAAGCTGGCTGAAGTCTGCGATGGCCTATACCGTGCTGACGAGCAAGCATCCGTTGCCGATGAAGCCTACGACAACGCTTTTGAGGAAGCCGTGGGCGGTGGCATTGGGGCTTGGCGGTTGCGGACAGTCTACGAAGACGAAGAGGATGACGAGAACGACAGGCAGCGCATCCGCTTTGAACCCATCTACGATGC